GGCATCCTACCACTACTCCGTCAATATTATCTTTCATAATCATCGTTGATAAATTAACTCGAATCAGATTGAAACACTCGATACATACACATCAGTATCTCACGCCACCAAGGCCCCGACAATCACTGTCAGATATACCTCAAGGCCGTAACTACTGTTATCCGACTTGAGCTGTATCCAGTCCCCCGACACCTGGAAGAATGATGCATCTCCTGAAATCACATCCAGCGTTGACGTTCCTATGGCGTTCGACGCTCTGAGCACAAACGACGTCTGATTCAAATCAGCGCGGCCAATCCTACCAAAAGCCAACAGATTCGTGTTCGCCTCTGCCCCGAGATATATCCAGTTTTCGAAGGTGCTCGCTGAAGACAGAGCCCCAGCGAGCATTACCCGCGACCCCTCTGGTGTGTTGTTTGCGAGGGTCTGCCCGAATTTTCCCGATTGCCGATTGACTGATGAGCGGTCTGTACTTAACGACCCGACGTTATCGATATCGCTCCCATCGAGGTCGAGTCCTTCAACCGGAACCCATCGGTTCAGTGACGTATCGAACTTGAACTGCGCGCCACTCGGTTTGTGTTCTTGAATGAGGTCTCCGCTCCCATTCTCCGATACAACAAAATTATCGTTCTCCAGTAGGTCTTCTGCGAATTCTATAGGCATTATTATAGTACCTCCACGGCACCTGTTCCAGTAATCCGGCCGGTGCCAGTAATCCGGTCTGTTGTCGTGAACGTCCCGTTGACGTTAATTTCTCCGTTCAGCGTTAATTCTCCACTAATCACCATCCCGTTATCCGACTCGATAGTGATTGTTTCGCTCGATTCGACGGTTCGTTCTGCTGTGATGCCAGCGTTGAACGTGTTCTTCGCTGTATACGTATAGCTCGTATCTTCGTCGAACTGTATCGCGCCAGAGCCGTCGTCTTCTAGCCCGCGACCGATATCGACTTCGGTCGAGTCGAACGTATCTGCCGGAACGTTAACTTGATTATCAATATCGAGCGCGCTCCCATCCCATTCGAGCTTTACGTCCTCGTTCGAGCCGAAGTATGCTGCACCGGGAACGTCAATCGTGTAATCGAGGCGACGCCGGTCAGTGACAGCAGTAACACCAGTCCCGTCAGTGTCGAAATCGAATAAGGGGATGCGCTCATCAGTATTACCGGCAGCAGTGTCGAACGCTGCGTCGAGGCCGACGATTACACCATTCGCTGCCTCCTTATCCCACCCGACGTACACTGTCTGGCTGTTTGTAGATGCTGCTAGCGAGACGTTAGTCGAGGTATCTTTGGCGAGCCACGAACCTGCAACGAACGCTTCACCTGCGTCGATAGTCACGTCGAGCGAGCTACCGCTACTTGTCTCAGTGAAAGCGTTCAGTTGCACTTCGTCGATACTCGCGTCTTGCGTCGAAATCTCAGTAGGGCTGCTGGATGGGACAACGTAGCCACTGATTGGGCCTGAGCCGTGCCCACCGTAGCTGATTGCAAGACCTGTCTTGAATGATTCCGCAGGTCGTAGTGGAGATGGATTAACTTTTTGTGTCATCTAAATAATAAGATAGCTGAGTTTATGCGTCAGCGAACGCGAGCGTTACGTCAAAGGTGACAGTCTTCGAGTTATCTTTCACGACAGGGTTGAACGTCGCGTGATTGATGAGGAATACTTCTGCGTTACCGAGATTAGCGGGGTCGCCAGAGAAGAGTCCTAGCTCGTCGAACGTGTTCCCGTTACCCTCAGTCGAATCGAGGAACGTACTCGCAAGAAGCTCTTTATCGTTATCGGCGTGGTCCGTCACTGTCTCCTCGTACGTACGATTATTGAGGTCAGTGTCAGCCGTGGTCGTCCCACCGCCAGCGTTCGTCCCTAGTCCGAGCCACGATGCGTCAACGTTCGCCTCAGTAGCGTTATTTGCTGGGTCGAGGTTGTCGACGAAGTACTCGTGGAGCAAGTCCGTCGTTACGTTATAGACTGTCTCTTGGTCGACGGGTTCTGCGTCTCGTGTGAGTTCGAGCTTCTCTCTCTTACTCTTCTTATCCCAGTCGTCGTGTTGTTTTCGAAGTGCTTCGGTATTGTATGTTTTTCTGTCAATACGCCCAGTAAGCCGCATCTTGCTGTCAGTGTTTCGTGCCTGCATAGTAATAGTGTTCTGTGTTTGTGTTAGAGTTACTGCTACTTAAATCTTTCGGTGTAAAGCATCACATCGAGTTCCTCAAACCGCAACGAACTCTCAGTTAAAGCTTTCGGTACTAGTTGTGTTCAACCGCCCAATACATCTCGTCCCAGTTCGTCGTATCCCACTCGACAAAGCGCTGCTCGATATTATCTACAGCATCATCACCACTCGCCGCATCAGTGCCAGCGTCGAACTTGTTCGGGTTGATGAATACGTCGTCATCACCACTAGTAGTGTCAGTGCCAGCATCGAACTTGTTCGGGTTGATGAATACGTCGTCATCACCACTAGTAGTGTCAGTGCCAGCATCGAACTTATTATCGTTAATCGCTAACGCATCGTCGGAGAGTGCGTAGTCGAGTGTTCGGCCAGCAGGAAGCGCGATAGTTTCATCGATTGCTGTCGTGTCAGTCGTATCAGCGTATCGCTTCTCCTGTGGGCCGAGTCCATCCGTATCCTTCTGTAAGACTATCTCTTCCGTTACGAAGATTTCTTCATCCTCTAGTTCGAACCGAGTGAGTAGCTGATTCACACCGCTCGGGTCAGCGACTTCAGCAACATCCTCAATAAGCGAGCCAGTCACTGGAGTGTTCGGCACGACAGCAACGTTATACTCGTTCTTCTCGAAGTTCTCGATGATATCGATATCTTCAACTGGAACGTCAGTCGCAGCAGAGATAGCGAGCTTGATACCATCGACAGTCCCACGTGAGACGAACGAGCGAACGACACTACGGAGATAGATACGATACTCGGTGTCGTTGCGCCCACGTCGTTTGCCAATAAGTGGGCCGAATAGTTTCCCGAGTTCACCTAGCTCGTCGCCACTCGCCGTATCGATGAACTTCGACTCGATAACGTTCAATATCTCATCCTCCAAGCTATCTAGCTTTGCTTCGGATTCATCGAGATACCGGCTGACAATGGACTCAGCTCGATACGTCACGTAGAACTCCGAACCCGGCTCAGGCAAATTGTTGCCATCATCCTGCCAGACGACAGCAGAGTTCTCGAACGTCGACTCGTACGAGACAGTGAAGTTCTCACCGTCGTTAGGACTGCTGCCAGTATCGAGCCAGCGCAGCGTGTCGGCAGCAGCACCGTCAGTGTTTACTATCTCCCAATCGAAATCTTTCGTGTACGCATCACCCGACTCGTCTTCGACTGAGATTGATGGAATGTCAGGTTCTCGCGTCAGCTCGTAATCGCTTTCTGTCGTAACGTACGTGAACGTATCGTCGCTATTTTTAATAGTACTGTCAAGCTCGTAGTCCACACCATTACTGAACGTTCTAGATTCACCGTTCTGGTCAACTCCTTGAATTGACTCAATCTCGATAATCGGAGCCTTATTCAGCGTGTAGGATTTTACTTCTATCGTACCACTATCGCTCTCGAAGGTCTCATACGTGTGAATCTCTCCCCTGACAGTAACAACGTCGTCGGGGATTATCTCGGGGAGCTGTGGTCTGTTATCTAGTTCAGGCATTAGTTAACGTTTACGTTGATTACGCCGGGGTCGAGCTTCTTCCGTAGCGTTGGGTAAATGTCCGGTTCAGCGATATACGTGAAGTAGAACTCTTCATCGTCGCTCAAGCTCGCCGGATTCGTCGTCCATTCTATTGCATCATCTTCGTCGTCTCGGTCAGCGTCACTGAGAATATACTCAGTATCCTCATTGTAGAGGTCGCCGCTACCGTCTCGAATAATACCACCCGGAGTTTCGACAACTTCTCGGTCAGTATCGTACAATGCTTGGTCGTACGTTGCCGTGAACTGGTCGTCTTGTGGTGGCGTGCTATTATTCGTATCCCAGCGCACTGTCTTCTTATAGCCGTTATAGTTCACGGTGAAGTCGACAGTATCAGTAGGAGTACTATTACCAGTATCCCATCGAATTGTTTCATCGAAACCATCACCGTCAGCGTCGATTGTCGTATAGTCAGTGCCCCGTAGGTAGATGTTTCCATTCGCGTCGATGATTGCTACGTCGTCAATCTCAATGTCGCTGCTGAGCGTATAGTCGGTCTGCGTATCGTCGTAGGTGAACGTGTCCGCGTCAGCCTCATCACCGAGTGGCGCAATCTGATAATCCGTATCTTCGGTGAAGGACGTAGTATTCTCGTCAACGATACTTACTGTTCCGTCGAACGGATGATAGCTTAACTCGTATGTCGGGTCACTATTATTATAGTCGAACGAATCCTGCTGCCCGAGGTTGAACGTGAAGATTTCGTCTCGAACAAGCTCCGTCCCATACTTGTCACCGTTCTTCGTGACTCCCGGCACAGTTACGTCGTAGTCGACGAAGAAGTCTTCGCCATCGTCAGGAGTCGCGCCCCCTCCCCAAACGATAGTCTCAGGCCATCCGTCGCCAGTCTGGTCTTCGACAGTGAAGTCCGTGTTCTCCACGTACACGTCGCCGCTCTTATCTTCAATTTCAATTGAGCCGTTCTCGTCTTCGTACGTGTACGTTAGTCGATAGTCAGTCTGCGCGTTATCGAACTCGAATGCTTCTCCCGTCACTTCTTCGATGTTTGCGTCGAGTCTGTCAATATTGATAATGTCACTATCGGAGAGCATAATCTCTCTGATTAGTTGGTCAGAGTAGAGCGTTTCCCCGATTCCGAGATTCAGGAAGAACGTCTCAATATCGTCAGTGACGGCAGCGGTATCGATGTCAGTTCCGTCGAGGTCGACGTTCATCGAGATTTCGATTACTTCTGGTCGGACGAGCGTGTGCCTGATTCCGGTAGGGCGAGATGCTTCTATTGCAGCAGTTACTTCAGAGTCAGTCCCGCCATCAACAATCACGTCGACGAAGGGGGGGCACGGGTCGGTGAACTCGTCGATGATTACGTCACCGCTCTGCACTGCGTCGACGTTGTTTCGAATATAGGCTTTGATTCCTTCGACGGTTCCGCCTTCACCTGCGCCGGAGAGAACGTCTTTCGCTCGCTCTCTGAGTTCGTCGTTCTCCTCTCGGTCTTGGCCGCCAGTAGTAGAAGTAGAATTATTGACACCAGTTACACCAACTGGCGGATTACTGATTCGATTAATTTCTCCTGCTGGAACGATGAACTCACTTCCTTCAGCAACAGCTTCTATTGGAACATTATCTACTTCTGTTTCCCCAGCACTCGTGCTTGCTGGCTCTGTCGTCAGGAAATCGATTGTATCACCGTCTTCCTGTGGCGGAGTTGTGACTCTCGTTCCTTCGGGGATAGTCGTCTGCGCACTCTGTGTTTGGAACGTGACCGTTCCTGTTGCAGCAGACCCTTCGTCTCTCGTCACACCGACAATCTTCACGTATTCGTCGAGCCATTGCTCTTCCATCAGCTCGTTCACTCGCTCAGCTGAGATTTCTCCCTCTAAACCGAGTTCGGCGAGGTCGTCTTCTGTGACTGGACCGCCAGTGTAGTCGATGAACCCGGCGAGCTGTGAGACGATAATGTACTCTTGTAGCTCGCGCAATTCTTGACTGAACGCTTGCGTCCAAACGTAGTTGAACGAGCGGTCAGTGAAATTAGTAAGCTTCGTTATGCGACCAGTAAGTGAGTCTCTCAACTCTTCGTAGATTTCTTCTTTTGATTGAATAAATGTCATAGGTTAAACACTAGCTCGTATTCGCTGTCTGTCGTTGTGACGAAAGCATCGATTCGGAGCGAGTTACGTCCCGGTTTCCGCACTTGTATCGAGCCTCGGTCGATAGCCTCGACGCGAACGTCAGACGTTATCGTATCAACAGTAAGACTCTTAATATTCGCTTCAGTTTCTGGAGTCAGCCGTTGTCCTTTCAATTCATCCAAAACAATCAACAACTGAAATGAGAGGTCTTTCTCAAGCTCCTCGCCACCAGAAGTAGTGCGTAGGTCACCAGTTCCCCCAACTTCGAAGTCGAGCGTTCTGTCGAGATAGATACCTGCACCGAGGTCTTCTTCAGCCATAAGTTACCACCAGCAAGCTTGCCTTTATGTTGTCTGCCATATTATTTAAACCTTTCGATTTATAGTGACAGCGACCCGCCGCCACTCACTTGATTCTCAGTCTTCGACTCGTACTCCCACGTCCAATTACCATCACCGTCCGAGACGAAGCCATATCCACTCGGGTCAACGAGTTTCACTTCACCAGTCTTCAAATCGAACCGCATCCCCCACGTCGCGTCAGAATCGCTGCTGTCGCGTTTATTCAACTCGACAGTGATATGGGCCTCGTCGCCCGCCGGAGCGTCATAGAACTCGACCTTGGCCGGTAGAGCGCCTTCCTCGGTTGGGTCAGCAACGTCATCAGAGCGCTTCGCAATTTGAACGAGCGCCTCCTCTGGAATAAGGTCTTCCTTATTCACGTCCGCAGCATCCTTATCGTAGTTCGTATAGCCTGTGACGTACAGGTCTCCAGTTCCAGCAGGCGAACTAACCTCTTGCTGAACTACATTATTCTCATCGTCAAGAACCTCCTCCTGACCAGCATCGAACTTATTACGACTCATACCAGCTTTGCCTAGCGGCGGCCTATCAGTAACAGTACTCACGTATCCAGTAATCACTGGCTCCGCGCTCTCGCCAGCTTGGAACTCAACCATCACCGTATCGCCAACTTTCGGCACGTCAATCGAGTCAGAGCCACTATTCGACAATGGTGCAAGTCGCTCAAGTCTCGTACCGCCATCAACCGAAACGTCAGCCTCGAAGTTGGATTGGTCTCCTTCCTCAAGGTGTTCGTATACAGTAAGTACTTTCCCAACTCGCGGCTCATCGATGAAGTCGCGCACCGTATTCTCGATGAACGACGACTGTGTTCTATCAAAGTTTGCCATAATTATCTACCAAATCCGGGGCCGCGCTCGAAGTCACCATCATTTGAATCAGTTTCATCAGAGCCAGTACCAGCACCTGCTCCAAATGCACGACGCTCACCATCAGGCGTGTAAACGTCTCGCTCAATCGACGTAGCGATAATGTTACGGTCGCCTTCCTGCCCAACATCAATCTGGCCACGAATCGACGGGTTCGGACCAGCAACCTCTATTTCAGTCACGAACCCATCGCTCGTGTTTAGCTTATGTCTGACAGCATACACGTCATACAATTGGCCGCCCATCGGCTGCTCTTCAGTGTTCGGCATCACGATTCCGTCAAACGGCTGCACCTCAGCAAACCCGAGAACCGTCACTTTACCGGACGCCTGTTGACTAATCAAATCATCAGCAATCTTCAACGCAGTATTCTGTACTGACTGGTCCGTCGAAAGCTCAGCGTTAATATATTTGAACGTCGGCTCGAACAAATCGTCGGGGTCAAGCTCAAGGACGACTTCAGCCTGCGAGCCACCAGAATCAGGGAAGCCAATATTAACTTCTTTCACAATCTTATCTTCCTCACTCTGAATCTTCGAATTGCCAGCCCACCCCTCCGTCGTCGCAACACCAGAGCCAATCACGCGAACAGACTGATACGGAGGGGTCGTGATGCCAGCGCTCGTATCTTTAATGAGGCTAACCTCGTACGTCTCCACGCCTCCACCGAGAGACGCCGGGTCGCCAAAGTAGAACGTGCCATCCTTATCGAACCACCACTCTGAGCGAGTCTGCTCTCGGACCTTATTCAGTGCTTCCTTCACAGTAACGACACTCTTCTTGAAACTGATAAGCGTCTCGCTGCTCGTCTGCCGCTCGGCAATCCGTTGCGTAATATCTTGCCCTGACTTGAGGTCTACGATAGACTTCGCGCCAATGCCAGCCTCATCAATGATGAATTGGACTAGCTCGCTCGCAGGAATTTCGTGCTCACCAGTAACATTATTATCCTGCGCATCCTGTGGCGCTCGGATACCAGTAACTGAACTACCAGTCAATTCGAGCTTCTGGTTGATTATAGAGCCAGACTCTTCACCAATATTGAATGCTTGCTGGCCGGGGTCGTACGCAATCACTTCGTATACGTTCGTCCCGACTGGAGACATATTCGCAACACGACCGTCGAATAAGAGCGTGTCCTCCTCATCGGGCGATACTTCATCAGTCGTGCCGCGAACAGTTGTCGAATCATCATCGCTCGGGACAGGAACGAGGTCGTTATCTGCCTCAAGACGGAATCGAGAGCCGACGAGTTTCGAGATACCATTATTCGGTAAGTTCCCTTGCGCAACTGCTTCGTCCGGCGCGTCAGTTTCACCGAGGTCAGGACTGAGAAGATTATTCAATTCAGCAGTTGCTTCAGGCCGAGGAGTGACTTTCCCCTTCACGTAGTTCGGGACAGCCACTTGCGTAATCTCTACTTTCATCTCAATGACATCCCAGAATAGCGCGTCCTCGTCGAACGTACTGACCCCCGGCTCAGCGTTGCCGGCAGATTTATCGGAGCCGGCAGTACCTATCTGCAAATCAACGTCAACGTTATCTTCGATAATGTCAGTCATTTATCGAATCACTTCGATTGCATTAATCTGGAACGTATACAAATATCGCCCATCAGTAATATCAGCAGAACCACCATCCTCCATCGGAGACGTAGAAGTCGAGCCAAACTGTACTCTCAGCGCATCATTATCTCCCGGCAACCTATCGGAGAAAATCTTCCCGCTCTTCGCATCACGGAGGGAGTCAATCCGATTAGCCGTCTCTCTCTTACAGACGCCATTAATCGAAATATTGATTGGGTCTTCTCCAATCTTCTGCCTGACTACCGTACCGCCAATAATATCGTGCTTGACGAATCTCCCGGCAGTATCAATAGCAACAGTTGGGTTCGAATAGTCGAACGAAATACTATAATTATTACTATTAATCTGCTCTTGTGTATAGATAGACTCCAAGTACGTCGCATCATCCTCGTACTCGATGTCTTTCACAGAGAACGGAGTCCGCCCCTCGAACGTACCAGAGAGCGTATCATTCCCACCTATCTCAACAGGCGGTGACGTATCAGCAGGCTCCGGCGCATCGAACGGATTAGTAACACTAACTGACTCATCGACCGTGCTCGCAACTTCGTCAACGTTACCTCTCCGATAGCCGCTCGCGTTCGGGTCATAGTAGTCTATCTCAACCTTAATCCAGATAGGCTCGTCGGTTCTCGGATAACTATTATATTTCTCCCGAGTCTCCGTACCTTGATTAAGAGCCTCTTCGCGCTGCCCTTCATCAATAGCTTCATTGCGGCTACTATTAGTCTGGAACGTATGCGATAACGTTCCTTCAACCGTCTCGTTCTCCTCGGTTTCAGTAACTTCGCTCGCAACAATAGTCGAATCAACGACACCGTTAACGTACAAGAACGCCTTTACTTCAGCTTGCAGATTACGATTCGGGTCAGCGTCAGGAATCTCAACAGAATACAGAAAGTTTCCTGTCCCGCCAGCGTCAATTTCACTTGGCGTGAACTCGAAATCCACGCGCTCGCCGTTCGTCCCGAACTGGTTGAATGGATTAGCCATAATTTATTGTCCTCCTTGACGCCGCCGCTCGAACGAGTTCGCTTCAGCAATCGCGTCAGTGACGACACGAGAGAGCTGTGCTTGGTCTTCGGGGTCAGCGTTAACCGTCTGGTCGATATTCGTACTATTATCTTCGTTATACGTGATAGTCTTATCACTCTTCTCAGCAGTATTGTCACGCATATTCTTACTATCTGCGGCAAGCTCTTCTCTGTCAGTCTTCATACTCTGCTCGCCAGTGAAGCTCACATCTTCAATCTGGCCGAGGTCGACGCCGGGGACAGTATTATTAATGGCACTAAAGAACCCATTAATCAACCCAATGACACCATTGACTGCCTTCTCGACCATCGCAGGAATAGCTGCCATCCCCGCCATAAACGCATCGAACAAGTCCATAAATATATCGATGAGTCCGCTAACTCCACCCTGCACGCCAAGAATATCTTCAAGGATGAAATCCCACCAGTCGCTCAATAGGCCGAGCGCTGCGATGATTAGCTGCACGACTACTAAGAGTGGCGTCAATGCAACTCTAATTAGTGACGTTGCCACAGCAAGCACTCCACCAAGCACGTCGATAATTACACCGAGGAAGTCAGCAAGAACTTTGAGTGAAGTCTTAACTATATCTCCAGCAGCAGCCAGCATCTCCATAAAGCTCGCACTATCCTGCGACTCACCGCCGACGACACCGAGCGCTTTGCCGAGGTCGGCGAACATATCAATCAACGGAGACAATCCTTGCACGACAGCATTGAATAAGTCGACGATGAGATTCCACGTCTCGATGAAGTACGTGATTAATACGTCGACGATTATATCAATCACGTCCTTGAGGAAGCCGAACGAATCAGACGCAGCAGCCTTAATCTCGCTGAAGTTCGTAATGATACCGACAGCGAGCGCGCCAATCAACCCAACGAGAACCGAGATACCACCAGTCGCAACAGCAATCGACGTATCGAGCGCATACATCGAGCCAGTCGCCAAGAGAGCAGAGTCACTAAGTAAGAAGTTCGCAGCAGCTCCAGCTTCCTTCATTGCAGCATTTCTCGCTGAGGCAGCAGCACTAGCAATCTGCGCAGTGACGAGACCCCACATCGTACTAGCTGCTGCTGTGAGGGAGCCAGTGTATTGATAGACCATAACCGTTTGCTTCAGTATTGAAGCTGCGGCCTTCGCTGACGCAATCGCAACGCGAGCCATCGACGCAGCGAGACGACCACTCATCACGATGGCGGTCTTGATAGCCTGCAATTGAATCATCACAAGACGACCAAGGAATAAGCCGAATTGTTTCACTGCATCAAGCGCAGCCGCACCAGCATTGCGGAAACTCTGCCCGAGACCTCGAAGTTTTCCTTTCACTTTATCGAGTGGGCCAGCATCGATGTCGTCAGGCACAACTCTGAACGTACCACCTCTCGGGTCGAGGCGTCCCATAGCCTCAGCCGACTCTTCAGCCGCCTCTTCGGCAGCGTCATCCGCTCCGCCGAACATCGCGGCAGTGAGGGAGTCATCGGGCAAGAATTGCTCTGCGTCGAGCTTACCGTCACTCACGTCGAAGTCTATATCGTCGTTGTCGCCCAAGTCCTCCATCACTTCTTCAGTAAGCTTTCCTTGAATAGCAAGCTCTCGAAGTTCGTCCGAAGCGTGGTCCGTATCTTCAGCCATCTCCTCGAACGCCTCGCTCGCAGCAACCGTATTGAACGCAACATTACGCATCCGCTCACCAGTTCCAGTAAGTGCAGCAGCGAACGCAGTCATCCCACCAAGCATATTCGTTTGCGCGAGGAAGCCACCGAGCTGCGTTCCAGCAGCCGCAGTCGCCGCACGCATCGTCGCAATAGAGCCAGATGCCGCCTTCGCCGACGACGAAACGTTCGCCATACCAACGACGAGATTTGGGAAGATAGTGAGCAAGCTACTTGCAACACCAGCAAGTCGATTAATAGCAGCCATCAGAACGAGGAACGTCACAGCGTTCTGCATCGTCTGACTGTCAATCTGATTGAGAGCATTAGCCACACCCTCCATAACAGACGAGAACGCTTTGAATACTGGGAGGAGGCCGCCACCTACTCGAACACCGAGCGTCGCAAGCTCCGCCATCGTATCACCGAACTGGCTAATCAGCGAGCCAACGTTCTCAATCTCACCGAAGAGGCGAACCGAGAAATCAATCATATCAGCAAGCCCGCTCGTCGCGCGAGCAGTTGCCGAAATAATCTCAGAACCAAGCTCCTCGAACGCAAACCCGATAGAGCCAACGAGGTCGAGGAAAGCCGGCATCACATCTTCAGACCACTGAGTCATCGCATCCTGCACAGTGAAGATAGGCTCAGCGCCAGCAGCAACGCTCTCATTGAACTCGTCAGTGCCTTCAACGAGACGAGCAATAGACTTCGAGATAACGTTAACTGCTCGCGCAAGGCCGGTTGCAGCCTGCACGAAAATCTGCAAGCTCTCACCACTACTCGTCAATGGCTGGATGGCCTCCATGAAGAGGTCGCGCAAGTTAGCCATAATAACTTGCATACTCTCCCCGAGGTTCTCAATCTCACTATACTCGCTCTTCAATTGTTGTGCGTGAGCGATAGCTCCAGCTGCAACAACAGCACCCATCGCACCAGCAAGCGCAACAAAGCCAGAAGCAGCACCCATCGCAGCAGCACCAGCAGCACCAAGAGCAGTGAGCAATAGCGGCACTTGCGTGAGGAAGTTACGGAGCGCAACAGTGAACGCACCAAGATTAACGGAGAGTGAACCTAACCCGTCCTCGAATAAGTCTCCAACTTGGGCCGCAGCGCGCATCGACTCAGTAGCTTTATCAGTCGAATTACGCATCTTACGCAACTGCCTGCTCGTCGCTCCCATCGTATCGCCAGCTTCATCTATCGACTCTTCGACAATACCCGCGCTGTCGAACAAGTCACGCATCCGCTTATCTTCACCGGCAAGCTCATCAGCCGACTCCTTACTCATACTCTGCACGTGCTTGTTCGCATCAGCAACCTTCTGCTTCACGTCAGTGAGGCTATCACCACTATCGATAATCTTATCGAACGAATCAGCCTCTCGGTCAAGCTCAGTGACAGAATTATCAGCAGAGTCAGCTAGCAGACTATTCGAGTCAGCGACGTTCTCCTTCGCTTCAGCGAGCGGGTCAGCTGCCTCAGTCGCATCCTCAAGCATCTGTATCTCATCCAAGATTTCGTCGACGAACGTCCCCCGCCGACTATCCATCCGAGTTGCAATTCGGACAGTCGGCTGCGGCAGACTCTTAATCTCAGTATGTGCTTGCTGCCGAGCATTACGAACCGCTCGGAAGATAGAATCACTATCGACCTCACCGCCAATCTGGATATCGTCATCTTTCCCGAACGACTCACCGAAATCTTCAATATCCTTCTCAATCTGGTCGAGGTCGTCGCCGAGAGAGTTGGCACTACTCTTGATTGCAGTAAGTGCCGAGCCAATCTCAGCAAGTGCGCCCTCAGTTTTCGCGTTGAGGTCGACGTTGATTTTAACGTTCTGATTAAAGTCTGGCATATATTAGGTGGATTTAGATGCTAGTGTTTGGTTGCTGTTGTTTAGACTTACGCTGTTTCATCCGCTCTCGCTCCTGCCTCGCGTGATACAGGAACTTCAGTTGAGCGTCGGTTAACTCGTCAGCGTACGCCTGCCGGATTTCTCCAGTCTGCTCGTCCCTGACAGAAAAGTTAGTACCGCCGTTCTCAACTGCGGATAGGAGATACTGTCCTATCCCTGTTTCTGAAAACCGCGAATCGCCCCAGTCTCCTCGGACGACATATTGATGATTTCAGTCCCAAGCTCGAACAATACTTCGAAATTAAGTTCTGAGACAATGTGGTCCATCTGCGGCTTCGTCAACTCTGGGTGGTCGAGCGCGTCCTTACACAAGTCCTCGAACGCATCGACAGTCTCACCCGTAACTGCATTGAGCGAGCCGCCTTGTTCTTCAAGCTGCTCCTCTGCCTCGTCCGCGTCAGCTGCTTCGTCAACAGCTTCGAACATCTCGTCAGGCAGACGCTCAATCACGCCAGCGAGTGTCTTCTTATCGACAGGACGCATACGAACACCGCTCAACGTAGAGCCGCTACTGTGTTCGAGCGAGATAGTTTGATGCCGCTTCTTCCCTTCCGTGATACGCTGATAAAAGTCTAGTGCTTCTTCTTCTTGCATTGTTATGTAGTTTTCTCCATAATCGGTGGATTTCACTGGCACGCTAACTCAACTCTCTCCTCCCAAATAAGAGTGGTGTGTCGCCTCGGGCAAGGCAGGAGGATTGAGTTGTATGGAGTGTCAGCCAAACACCCCTACTTAAATGTGTTGTTCTAGTTCGTGTTAACAGTCATCTTCTCAGCCATAAAGTCGAAGGACTGCTCAGTCCGGTCGTCGGACGGAATATCCTTCGAGTGGCTGTTGAGGAGGACGTTACTGAACGAATACGAACGCCCCTCACCATCGTCAATAGACATCGTACTAATGTGCTTCGGCAGGGTCGTGGCAGCTTCACCATTACCCTGATTCCAGCCTTGGTCTCGCTCAATATTCGCGTTACCGGGAATCGTGAACGAGCCAGAGTACGTGACGCCTGTGACGGCGATGCTCTGTGCGAACGAGTCAGTGTACTGAACTTCACTCGTGTTAGCCTCCTCGCTGAAAGAAACGTTACTTACAGCAACGCTCGTTCCTTCAGGGAGGAAGAGAGTGCAGTTCTCACCGACTTCCTTACGGCGCTTGTTAGAGCCGCCTTCGTTGTAGTCTACCATTATTTATTCACCTTAGTTCGTGTTAACCGTAATCGTCTCATCAACTTGCTTCACGATACCGTACGGCGTGAAGCTAATGTCGATATTGACCTCATCGTCGTTCGTCGAATCCTCGTACACGTCAACCGTCCAATTCGTCTCAGAGTCCGTGTTAGCTCTGATGAGGCGGTCGGAGACGAGCTGCTGCATCTCTGCGTTGATGAGCCGCTCCGCCTGCGCACGAGTATCTTCATCATTGATTCGGCCAATGATTTCGTCACCAACCTGCTTCCCGATGAGGATTACGCGGTCGGTGATACGACGAGTCCAGAAGTCTGCCGCAACCGTGCCACTCGTACTGAAGTTAGTAGCTCGATTGCCCTGCACTCGAACAGAGCCGCCAGTGCGGACAGGGATAATATCCTCTGCTCGCATATTGTCGGCGTCCGTCTTCGAGAACTTCTGCTCTAGACTCTGATAGCCAGAGAGTTCGTCGTTATAGATTGGGTCAGAGATTGGGTTGCCTGCGAACAGACCACCGAACCCTCCCGCAATCGTCTTCACTTCGTCAGCCTCGCGGCCGGGAGCGAACTTGTAATAGTACTCCGCGCTAACGCTCTGGTTAGCAGTACCGTAGTTCGCCGTATCGTAGCGAGCGTCCGCGCCACCGTTCGTGTCAGTGACGTTCGCCGCATCGAGAACTTCACTGTCGTTCGGCTCGGCGACGCTGATTGCGTTAACGAGTTGGAAGTTATCTCGAAGCGTGCTGACCTCACTCTGGAGCGAGGAGGAGACACTATCGGAGTCCGTCAATGCGACGTATACTCCAGTCTCGTTTTCGTTGACGACGTTCTTCACGTCCTGTGCGCCAAATGCTGTACCGTAGTCGTTGTACGTGTAGGAGAACTCGTAGTTTGCTCCATCAGCAGTTGCGTCTGCTGCATACTCGCCCGTGAGGGGGTTGATGTATACAGTATCTCCATCTGACGGAATCGACGGCGCTCCATTGTATCGGAACTCGACGGTCAGCTCCGTGCTCGGAGAGTTGTCGTCGTATACCTCGATACCCATATCGTTGAGGTTATCACCAGTGGAGTCAACTGCATCACCAGTGTTCTCAACGAGAGATGTGTTGTCGAGAGTGCCCTGCTGTGCGCTCTGCGTCTCAGCCTCAACGAAGTCGCGGGGAACCGCCACTCCGTAGAGGAAGTCGATGTTCGCACCGTTAGCGAGGGCTTCCTTCATCCCATCGGCTAGTTCGGAATCTGTACCGAACTTCGCGTCAGCCTCGCGCCGAGCATTAATCTGCTCTGGCGAGGAGGCCGAGATTGTGAGAGACGTGTCGTCACCTTCAACTGCCAGCTCGTCGCTGGAGCCAGAGGTGTCGAGAACGTAATCCGACTCGCCGAAGACGACGAGCTTCTCCTCTTCACCGATAGCGATGGAGCTAATGCCGCCGGATTGTGTTGTTACACGTACACCGGGAAAGCTTCCATATGTTGCCATTATTATATCACTTGTATTATGTGGTTTGTTTAATCTTCAATACTGCAATACTGCTCGGCGTATCTCCACAAACCGGGGTGGTGGCCGAGAGGGTCACTGTGTGTCACCAGAACTAACCGTAATCTTCCCATACGAGCCATCTTCGATATCGCCAGATGAAGTAATCTCATCCGCAATATCAATCTGCTCGATGGGTGGTGCATCCGAATCAGTGACGTACTGCTCGCTCGCCGAAACTAGCAGCGTCTGCTGCCATCGACGGAGCGACGGACTCGTAGTCAAGTCATCAGTCTGCTCGCCTTCCTGCATAGCAAAGCGCCAGACCTCATCAACAGGACTACCATCAGGGTTACGGAGCGGCTCGTTCGGACCAGCCGTCTCGTGAGCGTATAATGCCTCACGAACAGTGTCAGAGATATCACGAGGGCTGAACTTAGAGCCGTGTGCCGTCCACACAGCCACGTTCAACTCTAGCGTGTACAGTGACTCGTAGATTTTGCCAGTCCGATTACCAGCATCGTCAGTCGTGTATCCCACGAGGTCAGTGTTCATCTCAGAGATTTGTTCTTGTGGCCCCGGAGACACTTCAATCACTGGGAGCTTGATTGACTCGCTCGCAATGTCTGGCGTGTATCCGACGAAGTTCGCCGCACTCGGTAACTCGGACTCATTCTGGAGCGTTACCAGAACAGCCTCAATCAATCCTTGTGGTCGAACCATTTATGTTCCTCCGAACTTGAAGCCAGCTTTCAGAATCTCTTTCCTGACAGCACTACGCAGACCAATCGTCAAATCAGCCGCCCAAGCGCGCTGCGAGTTTTCAACGAAATTATACGCTTTGTTTCCGGGGTGGTCCACGGCAGCCATATAAACGTATCCAGTCTCGGGGTCATAGTTATCCCCGTACTGTGCTGGATTCTCAGGCTGCCATGCTAACACAGCAGCATCATCAGGCCGAATCGTGTGCTCGGTCGTCCCAAACTCAAGATAGCTAGCGTGAGCTTCCGTCGAATAAACCGACCAACTATTGCCAGTTCGCTCAACTTTGAACGAAGCCAGCAAATCACCGTCGTCGACGAGACCCTGCCGCTGAATCTCAGCTCTGATAACAGACCGAAGGCGCTCAACTTCATCATCAATATGTGAAGCCAAGCCTTCGTCGAGGTTGTCCGCAAGCTGTTCGACGCTTGCGATTGCCTTATCGAATCCTTCAGTCTCTATGTCAGCCATTTAATCGTAGGGATTGTAGTCGTCTTCGTCCATCGGGAACTCGTAGTAGTCGTCGTGTGGACTCGGGTCACTAGTCGTGTAAACGTACGGAGACGTGCTACCGCTCGCATCATCTCCAAGTACGCCACTGTCCTGAATCTTATCGACTAACTCTTGATAGCGGTCGCAGAATGCCTGCGCCGCATAGTCAGCCTTATCAGCACCAGTGTCGCTCAAGTCAGTGAGCGCTGTGTCGTCAGGGTGCTCCGCCCCCTTCGCCAATTCGCACGTCGCCTTCTGTTTGATGGCTGAGCGAATGGCAAAACCGGCAGGCCCATCAAGCGTCTCTTGCTCAATTGCCTGACCTTCCGTTAACTCAAGTTCGAGAGAAGACTCTGCGAACTCTAGTGCATCACCCTTCTCCTTATCCGTATAGTCGTCGGGAATCTGCACAGGGATGTCAGTCAATTCAACGTACTTGCTTGAGTAAGCCATAAATAATCCGGTTCGTATTAGAGCGCCGAGCAGTATGGAAAGTATTGAAGTTACTTATCCGTCAATCTCCGCCGCCGCGTCGGAGAAGATGACAGTCCACGCCTTACGGGTGAACGCCTGAATCACGTCAGCCTGACGCTCAGGCTCCTCGTACTCGCGCGTGCTCATCGGAGTACGGGTTAGCTCGTAGCCGTAGCGGGTCGTGTCAACCGCGAACGCCCCGTGGCCACCAGCGATATCCTGTGTCGAGTCGATGACGACAGGCATACCAGCGATACGGCCAACCTCACCACTGCGAACAACCTCGTCACCGCTTTCCGTAGCACGGTTGAAGTTGCTGTCAGTGAGGAGGTCAGTGTATCCGTCCACGTCAACGATAAGGAGGTCGGGGACGTAGTCGTCTTCGCGGAGGGCCTTCATCCCTTCAACGATGTCGCTGAAGGAGAGAGTGCCGTTCGCGTCACCAATCGGGTCCCCGCCAGAGTCGGTCTGCTGGAGGTTAGCCGAAAGCACGTCGTATGCTTCTTGGTTGAGGCGCTCGGCCATTGCGCGAGCAACGTCCTCGACCTCGCGGGCTTTCATTTCAATCAAGCCATCCTCCATAGCCTCCATCGTGAGCGTGACTTCGCCCATAAACTTGTCGAACTGTACTGTCTCCTCGTCGACCGTGCTCTGGTGACGAGGAGCCTCCTCACCCTCACCGACAATCTGGGGACGACCCATATCGTCTTGGTCGATGTAGAAAGTGTAAGAGTTACTCTCGATGTTCGAAGCGTTGATTTCGCGGAATGCGCGACGGTAAATCAGGTTCTCCTGAACTACCTCCTCAACAGTCTCTCGAACGAAATCCTGCGTGATAACGTCTCGTGTAGTTAGTGCCATATATTATACCTCGTAAAGTTTACCGCAGAAGAACCTCGTATGCATCAGTGCCAGTGTCAGCACTCTGAAGTACGAGTACTTCTCCGTCCGGGCCAAGCACGTCTCCAGCGCTCGGCGTAGCCGTAACGCCGTCAAATTCGACGATGGCCGTACCGGAGGTCTTCACAGTTGCGTCGCGGTCCTGAACAACGTTGCTGTCAGGCTGCGGCGCACCACCACTGTCGCCAGCGTACTGGTACGTGTAGAGAACGCCGAATACGCTATCGCCAGTATTACTGCCGTCTACTGCGGCAGCAGTAATCTTCGTGCCATTGAAGGTGACGAGTTCACCTTCTACGACACCATCCGTTGCTTCGTCGTGCGGGAGACCAACATAGTCACCATTGCGGCGTGTCTCGTCTCCCGGGTTGAGTCCTTCGTATACCATTGTTTATCGACCTCCAAGAATCTTGCTCTTGAGTTCATCCTGCTTCGCAGCAGCCTCATCTGCAAGCTCCTCCGCGTCAGAGTCGTCAGACTCCTCGGAGGCAGCGTCTTCGAGGGATTCCTCGTCCGCATCCTGCGAGCGAGGCTCGGCTTCGTCGGAAGAAGCAAGCTCCTCCTCAACGTCGCCAATCTGCTCCTCGAACTTCTCACGAAGCTCCTCGATGGAGAACTTATCCGTGAGTTCCTCCGCACTAAAGGCGGGGTATTCTTCTGCGAGCTGTGCAGCATAGACGCCTGCGACCTGCTCGGCCTCAGACTGAAGCTCCTCGTAGCGAGCGGACTCCTCGACAACAGGGTCGTCCGACTCAGCAAGTGCCTCCACTTGCGAGCGGTCAACTTCGTCGAGAATGTCCGTACGCTCTCGGAGAGCCTCTAGGTTCTCAGACATTTCCTCGAACCTGTCTGCCTTGTTCCGAAGCTCCTCGACCTCATCTGCCTCGACGGCTACGGGGTCGTCAAGCTCCGAAAGCTTTTCTTCAATATCACTTGTCATAGTTGTAATCGTGTATGTTTCGAGTGAGTCCGCATCGCTCTCCCCAGACTTACTACGCTGCTGGAGGTCATCGCCGGAGAGGACTCGCACTCCGCCCACAGTATTCTCGCCGGGTGTGGGTCGCCCTGCTGTATCTGAATCGTGTGCGTCTGCCTGAGCGTTTTCTTCCTCCTCGCCCCAGTCTTCGTCGAACTCTTCGTTGGCAGTCTCATTCACCCAGTCGACGATTTCTTGCTCCATCTCAGAGCTGAGGCCGTCAACTGCGCTCACGCCACGTCCGCCCTTCACTGCAAGTAGAGCGTTTCGGCTGAGGTCGCCATTCGGTTCGACAACTGGTAGCTTGAGGTCGGTGAAGTTTTCAGGCGGGAACCCGGAAGATGAGATGAGGAAGTGGTCTGCCACTTCACTAAGGTCGTCAGTGTCGAAGTCCTCCAAGTCAGGAGTACTCCAATCACTTTCCGTAGTGCCACTCCACTCAGGAGTGTGCATCTCATATTCCTGAAGCTCCTCTGCATCAGACGCAGTATCGCCCTCATCTACAGAGGCTTCTTCGTCACCATCGCGCTCGTTCGTTAGCTCTCCGTTGAGCCACTCCATCAGAGCGCGGACTTCGGATTCCTTCGACCCATCCTCAACGGTATTAGTGAAGGTGTCAACGACACTACGAACAGGCGGCTCCTCACCAACCCATTCGAGGAACTCGCTAATGGTCGCATCTTCAGCACCTTCGTTATCGAGGAAGTTGTTGACGATACTGAGCGTGTCTTCCATATCTTCACGGGAAGCCATCTCTTCCTCGTCCTCGTCGGATTCCTCTTCTTCGCCCATCTCATCATCTCCGTGCTTCGATGTGGACGCGACGTTATCCATATATTCTTCGTGGGTTTCGCCGGGCATCCACATCCCGTCCATCTCGTGGACGCCGTTCAGGTCAAGCTCGTCCGCCATCTCTTTAGCGTCACCCTTACTATTGAACATATGTTCGTCCGGCACGTCAGCCATAGCAGCTTCTTCCTCAATGGAGTCGAGCTTATCCTGCGCCCAGTCGACGCCTTCGTCTCCGCCCCACGCTTTCCACATCATCCAGCCACAGTCGGCTTTCCCTTCCTCGTCCGACATTTCGGAGTTGGAGCGATGGCGATTGAAGGCAGACATCTTCCCGACTTGCTCTCGCGTCAGACCTTCTCCGTTAGCGAGCTGCTTTGCTCGCTTCCAACCTACGTCAGTTCCGCAATCGTTCGGGTTGTCTGTCTCTTCTCTCGCGTCAAGCGCCATCTGCGCGTTCTCAGAGGCTGCCTCAGGATAATCATCATAGCGCTCTGCTAGTTCTGTCGCCTCATCGTCAGCGTCAATATAGCGATGTGGCTCGCCTTCGTGTGATTCGTCGCGCTTCGCTTGAGAGTCGAGCACGTCTTCTTCGCCTTCACCTTCGTCGAACGCGAGATTCTCCTCGCTCATCCAATCGACGAAATCTGCGAGGCTCGGTTCGGAGCCGGATTGCTCTTCGATGAATCGCTTGAGTAGATTATTGACCGAATCAGTCTCGTGCTCTGGCTGCGCATCCTGCGTCGGCACGTCTCTCGTCGTAGTGGCGGCCATCTCTTGGTCCATCGGGACGACATCTTGGAAGCCAGAGGTCAAGGTATAACCCGTAGGTTGCATACCTTGCTCAGTTTCTTCCATTACTTCGACCATCAGCACCTTCTTCTCTCGGTCAACGTGAACAATCTTCCCCTTCATCGAAGGGTTGACCTGCCACTTGACCATCTGACCATCTTCCCACGTCGGAGCCTGAATGCCACCAGTGGAGTCATCGCGCATATCGTCAGGCGAGTCTCCACCTTCGTCCATTCGGTCCCACGGTTCGAGGGCTTGGAGAGGCTTCTCCTCAGTCATATCGAGCTTGTCGCCCGATTCGGTGAAGCGTCGGATGGTTGCCATAAACTGTTGCCCGTCTTGTTCGATACCAACTACTTGGCCGAACAGGGCATCAGCGTCAGGCCCCTTCCACGTAACGAAGTCTCCTTCGCCAACTGCGGCGTTTTCTTCTTCGTCCATCTCATCATCTTCGCTCTCCTCATCCTCAGAGTCTTCCTCCTCGTCAGAGTCGGATTCTTCCTCGGGCGCACCAATGTCTTCGTCTTCGTCAACGTCCCACTCACTGAGGGTATCAGTGTCCACCATCTCGGTTTCGCCAGTGGAACGCCACTTGCCATCAGACTCGGCATACACGTCTACTTCGATTTCGCCGTCCTGCACTTGGCTGATAGTGATGCCACGCTTGTCGCCCCACTCGACCCACATCCCCGGCTCAATAGTCTCAAGCGCCGACTGGCTCCGTTGTTCGCTGTCAGCCTCGACGGCGTTTGAGTCTTCTGCTTCGTCAAGAGTGTCCGTGAATGCAGATAGTTCTGCTGCGGAGAGTTCTGCGTGCTCTCCCATCTCTAGCGTATTGGATGGAGCTGCGCCAGTTGGCACGATAGAAAGGTTGTCGAACTGAATATCTTCGACAACTTTTGCGTCAGTTTCCTCGTCTTCTTCAAGAGAGTCAACGTCCGCGTGGAACCCTCGGATAGATACTTCGAGGAGTCCATTCTTAATCTTCTCTGCAAGTTGTTCGTCGTACAATTCCGCTTCGTAGACTACGCCGGTATCCTCCTTGTAACCAGACTTGGTTACTCGTCCGACAACGCCAGTAGCGTCATTATTGTGGTCTACGACAAGATTCGTGCCACGGAGTGAGTCTGCCGCTTCTTCGAGTTCGCTGGCTGGCCACTTCTTCTTGATACCAGATTGGCCAACCGTCACATCGCCTGCACCAAGAGCAACACCGTGAACTGTATAGGGTGGCCCCTCGCTCAGTTCAGAGAGGTGTACTCCGCCGTGCGGAGATGTTTCGAATTGTACGACAGTAATCTCACTCATAAGTGAATCGTCAGCGGTTGTGTTCGCTGTCATTTATATACTATATGCGTCGGCCCTTATAAAGGGTGGCCGTTATCCCTGTTGTTTGATGCTCGATACATCTCATTAGAATCCCTCAAGGAATTTGACGAGTGCGGGTGTTGCGGCAGTTGCGTTCTCACCCGGTGCAAGTCCCGCCGCAATTATAACAGTCGAGCGGAGTGGAATCCGCGAGCTTGCGTCTCCGCCGACAATCAGCGCCGGGTCATTCTTGGACGAGGGAATGAACACGAACCCTCGAAGGACCGCATCGCTCGTTGGCGAATAGGTTGTCGCTGTCGTATTCGTGAGAATACGTGACTCTCGGCTTGTCACACCTCTCGATGCTGGAGGAGAAAAAGTCCCATCGAGGCCCGAGTCGCCGGGCCGAAACTCGTCAAAGATGAACGCATACACGTCGCTCTGACAATCGAGCAGAACGTTGTCTACTTCGAATCGCAGACTTTTCTGAACCGTAAGTTCACTGTTCCGACGAGCCGCGACGAGGGGAACGAGTGTCGAGTTGAATGGGTCAACAGACTCATCCGTGAGCGTAACGTTGTCAGAGATGAAACCACCGCCAGTATGTCGAGCCTCCTCAGTCGTTCGAGTGGTTGTCTTGATGTCACCCTTGCCGTGAGTGGCATACTGCATCCCACCAACTGTAACACTGAGCGAATCCGCTGTTCCCTGATTTAGAACAGTTGCCTGAATTGGCAGATTCGGTGAGGAGAGTGGCGGTCTACCCTCAGACCCATTTGGTACATACGAGTTCAGAGGAATGATGCCATTATCGGGGTCTTGGAGTGCGAGAATCATTGCACCCTCACCATACCACGAGTAGATAAACTGATACACGTATCCGTCTTCTGGCGTCAATTTCAGTCCACTTGGGTTATCCAAATCGCCAGAGCCATCCATCGTGTCAATGTTCCAATCTTTCTGTGGGGTTTTGAGTACATCCTGTTGGTCAACCCTGACTTGATGGTATGTCGCATCACTCTCGTAAGAGATACCGTGTGCGTTGATACCAGTCTGAGTCGCAGTATCAATGGACCCAAGTTCGAGCGAGATTTCTCCGTGTGTCAATGAGACGAGATTGTCGGCGTCTCGCTCGATGTT